GGGCTTCAAACTCTGGATAAGGAGTTTGAACTCAAGATGAAGCAGCTAGATATTGACGTTTTTGCCAAGCAAGTTGAGGATGTCCAGAATGCACGGAAGGTATTTGGGGATGACCCCATCCCCAAGTTATTTGCGATGCTCGCCTTGGTGGGATTTCTTGCCTACGTCTTTCTTGTCACGATGCAAGACCCAGAATCTAATGATGATGCGATTGTTAATCTTGTGCTTGGGTATCTCGGTGGTCTTGTATCCGGTATCTCTGCGTTCTTCTTCGGTGCAAATAACAGTAGGAAGTAATATGGAAAAACTAATAGCGCAGCTTAAACGGCACGAAGGGGTCAGAACCCACTCCTATCGGGATATAAATGGACTTTTGCATATTGGCTGTGGGAGGAATATAGAGGGAGATTCCACACATAAAGGGCTTGGATTAAGCATGGATGAAATTGACTACATGCTCCAGAACGATATTGAGCGCACGATTAAGGAACTAAGCAGAGAATATACGTGGTTTAATGAGCTTGAGGAAGGCGCAAGGCGTGACGGGATTATAAACCTTCACTTTAACCTCGGCAGACCACGATTTGCTAAGTTTAAGAAAGCGATTGTCCACATGGAGGCGGCCAACCATGATATGGCTGCTATTGAGTTTCTCGATTCGCGTTGGGCAAAACAGGTAAAAGGAAGAGCTTTAGAAGTTACGGACATGATTAAAACCAACACTTATGTAGGATAAAGATGGCTTTTTTTAAACTGGCATTGACGCCCGGAATCGATAAGCAAAACACCGAGTACGGGGCAGAAGGTGGTTGGACGGACTGCGATAACGTGCGCTTTCGTTACGGGTTGCCAGAAAAGATAGGCGGCTGGGAAGAATTTACAGATTCTGGCTCAGTTTATCTGCTTGGAAGGCCTTCCGACATTATGGCTTGGACCAGCCTTACTGGCATCCCTTATGTAGTTTTAGGCACTCACAAAAAACTGTATGTCAACACAGGCGGCGGGTGGGCCGACATTACGCCTCTGCGCGAAACCACAGCGGCAGGAGACGTAACTTTTGCGGCATCAACGGGATCGCCCACGATCACAGTGACAGACGCAGCACATGGCGCCTTCGAGGGGGATTTTGTGACCTATTCAGGGGCTGTGTCGCTGGGAGGCGTGATCACAGCAGCAATTCTTAATAGTGAATATGAAATCACCGAGATTTTAAGTGTCAACACCTATACCATCACTGCGCCGCTCAATGCAAATAGCTCGGATACCGGCAACGGCGGGGCTTCAATTGTAGGGGCTTACCAAATAAACACAGGTGCTGCTCTCAGCTTTTTTGATTTTGGCTGGGGCACAGGAACGTGGGGGGACTCAACATGGGGCACGCCTCGTTCTGGTGTGACAGGAATCGAGCTTGGCACGCCTGTCTGGCAATTTGATACGTTCGGCGAGGATATGATTTGCCAGCGGGGACCCAAAGGAAGCACCTACAAGTGGGACCTTTCTGCGGGGACTAGCGTGCGTGCTGCGATAGTCGCGAATGCGCCTACAGCAAGCACATACGCGCTGGTGTCGTCTCCTGACCGCCATCTCGTGCTTTTTGGCACTGAAACTACTATTGGCGATGCGGCGACACAGGACCCAATGTTTGTCCGGTTTTCCGATCAAGAGGACATTAATACATATACGGCGACCGCTACCAATACGTCAGGCGGCCAGCGCTTGGCGGATGGCAATGAGATAGTCACTGCGGTTCGCTCCCGTGGCCAGATTCTTATTCTTACGGACACCTCTCTTCATGGGATGCAGTTTATCGGCCCTCCCTACACCTTTGGGTTTAGTCAGCTTGGGGCTAGTTGTGGATGTAGCGGACCCCATGCTGCAATAGACGTGAATGGCGTGGCTTTCTGGATGGGAATTGAGGCGTTCTATGTGTTTGATGGTACGGTAAAAAAGCTGCCTTCCACTGTGCAGGACTATGTGTATGAAGACATAAACCTGACCCAGAAAGCCAAAATAACCGCAGGGTTGAATAGTCAATTTAATGAAGTGACGTGGTTTTATTGCAGCAACAGCAGTGACTATATTGACCGCTGTGTGACCTACAACTACGTGGAAGACACATGGGCAATCGGTACGTTGTCCCGCACGGCATGGCAGGATTACGGCGCATTCGATCAGCCATTGGCAGCCGATTACGATCCTAACGGCACAGAAACCACGATATCAACAATTTACGGGCTTACGGCAGGGCGCTCTCAGGTCTACGAGCAGGAAAAAGGCATCAACGCCGCAGGCCAAGCTATTTCTGCTTACGTCACGTCGGGATATTTCGACATAGGCGACGGGGATGACATGATGTACATGAAGCGTTTTATTCCAGATTTTAAGGACCAGCAGGGCGATGTGACCGTAAATCTTTTCCTGCGGCCTTACCCACAGGCTTCTGCTACAAGTAGTTCGCTGGACCCTTATACTGTTACCCCGACAACCGAAAAAATCGACACCAGAGCGCGTGGCAGGCAGATTTCTCTAAAAATCATCAGCAGCGCTGTAGACACTGATTGGCGCTACGGCACGTTGCGCGTGGACATTCAACCGGACGGATTGAGATGAGCAAAATTACAAATGTTCGTTTACCCAGTGTAAGCGGGCCAGACTATAACGCGGAACAATTCAACCAGCTGGTAAGATCACTCGAACAAGTGATCTTACAGTTGAATACGGCCTATACCTCTTATGTCAGTGAAAACAAGGCCAATGGCCGGAGCTGGTTCGGGGTTTAGATGGCAGATAGATTTTTACAGGCAAATCTGGTTCCCTCAGCAGCGACTGAAACGACAGTGTATACTGTGCCTGCTGCCACTACGGCGATCCTGAAAAGCCTTCGTGTAACGAACGCGAATGTTGGATCAAGCAACATCACGGTGATTCAAAACGACAGCGGTACAACGACGGATTTGTATCTCTATAAAGAACAGGCTCTTACGACAAATTCCTCTGTTGATATTTTTGGCGGGGTGCCTGTTGTGCTGGAAAGCGGAGACACGCTAAGGGTGCTGTCTTCGGCGGCAACTGTTCATTTTTATTTATCGTATCTTGAGGTGGACAGGACCTGATGTTTTTTCGATAATAGCGACACTTTCGCGTCTTCCCGGCGCGCAGCCCTATGAGGCTCCAAAATAAAGGTAACTAACATGGCAGATGCGATGCCGGGAATAGCGGGACTCCCTCCTCAAACCGCTGCACAGGCTCCAAGTGGGCCTGCAGAAGAAATGACACCGGAGAACCTTGCTGCTTTTGAGCAGATGCGGCAGGAGATTCCGCCGTCAGAGTTTACTGAAGACCTGTTGAGCGCGGCATCTGAGGCTGACCCTCTTGCTGTGGCCGAGTTCAAGACGGAGCTGCGGGACGCGCAATTGCCTCCTGAAGCACTCGATATGCTGAATCAACTGGTGGACGAAGTGCTCGCCGCTCCAGAGCGATACCCCGAGATTCGTGCCAAGTATCTGGCGCAAGGCGCTCCCGAAGACCTGCTTCCTCCTTCTTTCGACCCTGAATTTTTTGGTGCGTTGAATCTGGCAGTTGACGAGATTCGTGCGACAAGCGGCAGTCCCCTTCCTCCCCAAGGCTTTGCAGGCGGAGGATTGGCCACTTTAAAGCCCATGGCAGCAGCTATGTCGCAGGAAGGTCGCTATGGCGACACGATGCTGGCGCATATATCGCCTCCTGAAGCCAGAATACTGCGTCAAATGGGTGGCAGCGGCACGATCAATCCGACCACTGGATTGCCTGAGTTTTTTAATCCTTTTAAAGAGGTCAAGAAACTCTTCTCTAAGGTTGCCCGAGCCGTCAAGAAATTCATCCGATCCAAGGTGGGACGAATTATTACCACATTGGCACTCGCCTTTTTCCTTGGACCAGCTGCTGCACATGCGATAGGGGTTGGTTCTACGGTAGGCGTTGCAGCGGTATCCGGCTTTGTCGGCGCCGCAGGTTCATCTGCGCTTGCTGGGGATGATCTCAAAACCTCATTGAAAGCCGGAGTAATTGGTGGAATTGCCGGTGGTGCCACAGCAGGAGTATTTGGCGGCGCAGAGGCGTTTCAGGCAGGCAGCTATACAGGACCTACCACTATTGCAGGACAATGGGACAAGGCAAGAAGCTTCGTTACCGGAGGCGCGCAGCCCGCAGAGGCTGTTGGAACTCTGGACACCGGCCTCGAAGGGGCCAGAGCAACCCCTGCTATAGACACAGGCGCAGGTATTGGGCGAGCACCTGTCTCCGAAACCCAGTTTATGCCAGCAGGACAAACCCCTGCATTGCCAAGAGAGGCTCTCGCTGGGAAGGTGAATCTGGGCGATCTCTCTGCCCAGCTGGGGGGAACCCCCGCGCCGACGGATGCCCTCGCCGGTTTCAATATTAACGCGCCAGCAGGAGGCGCTGGACAGGTGAATCTCCCGCAGGTCTTTGATCCGAATGCGGCTTCGAATGTGGCTCCGAATTTGGCCTCAAGGGCTGCAAATATGCCGGGACTTGAAGGCTATGTTGATCCGAGCACAGTAGCAGCTGTCCCCAATCCTGCTGAACAAGGCTTTTTGGGCAAAGTGATGGATAAGGTCATGCCGGGCCGTATCCAAGCTGCAACTGAAGCCCAAGGCATGGTGGATACGGCAGCTAGGTTTTACGGCGGCAACATGAAGGCGTTAAAAACGGCTATTCAAAATAACGCGCTACCAGCTGCGGTGAGTGACTATCTTACAAAAGCATCAACGCCCGGAATGATAGCTAAATGGGGACCAGCTGCAGCCGGTATGATGGGCATTGCGGGCCTTGCAGGGGCCTTCGAGGAAGAAGAGACTGAACTCCCGCCGGGTGCTGAAGGCATCATGGGAACGCCGGGCATGGATTTATTGCGTAAATACCCCGAAACGTATGGCTTACAGTACGGCGGCACTTATTCAATGCCAATCGCGCCAATGTACAACCCCTATTACTACCAGCCCCCATCCCCTCCTCCTGCCAATGTCGCCAAGGGCGGCAGCATGGAGAAATACCCGGACAAAAATGGTGCAATAAATGGTAAGGGAACCGGCACCTCTGACGACATTCCCGCCATGCTTTCTGACGGGGAATTTGTCTTCACGGCAAAATCAGTAAGAAACATGGGCGACGGATCACGGCGCCAAGGTGCCAAACGCATGTATGCGTTAATGAAGAAACTGGAGGATCGCGCTCATGGCTGATATGACTTATACAACGTCCTATGTGCGTGAAGCGCCTGATATTGAGGCGTTCAAGCTAGGACTGCTCTCTGAAGCACAGCGCCTTTATCAGGACCCGATGTATCTGCCTGCTATGGAAGCAGCAGGACTTTCTGTTGGTGAACAACAGGCAATGGATTTTGCCCGTCAGGGTATAGGCGCTTTCGAGCCTTACATTCAGGCAGGTGCCCAAGGCGTTACGCAGGGAATGGACCTTACACAACGCGGAGCGCAGGCAGCAGGTGCCATTGATACGCAGGATCAGTATCAAGCGGCGCAAGATATGCTCCACACGGGGCTGCCGACCCTTAGCGCTGGAATCGGAGGAATAAAAGGCGCAGCTGGCTCCTATGATCCGACCCGTGCAAAAGCGTTCATGAACCCATACCAACAGGGCGTGACGCAAGAAGCACTAAAAGAGATGAGGCGGCAGGCTGATATTGGAACTCAAAAACAAGCGGCAGGCGCTGTTCAGGCAGGCGCTTTTGGCGGCACACGCGAAGGGGTTCAGCGAGCTGAATATGAACGTGGCGTGCAGGACCTGATGTCGCAACGGATCATGCAGGACTACGCCAATAACTACCAGCAGGCTCAAGCGGCTTCTCAACAGGCGTTCGAGTCCCAGCAGGCTCGTCAACTGGCAGGTGGGCAGGCATTAGGGCAGGCTGGGATGCAGTATGCCGATATCGGCAAAGGCATAGGCGCGTTGACCGCTTCACAGGTCGAGGGAGACATCGCTAAATCACAGGCTTTGGGAAGCCTTGGCGCTCAAATGGGCGGCCTCGGCACACAGTACGGCTCTCTTGGTCAGGCAACCCAGCAGCTAGGTGCTGCGGATACGGGCTTATTAGCTGGCCTTGGTGGCTTAGAGAGACAGGTTGCTCAATCACAACTTGATGCAATGCGACAGACTCAAGTGCAGGAGGCAATGCAACCTTTTCAAAGGCTTGGGTTTGTTTCGGACATATACCGGGGCGCGCCCACCACTCAAATGGCGTTGACGGCTGAAAGCGCTCCAACTGCCAGCCCTATGCAAAGTGCTATGGGACTTGGCGTAGGCGCTCTGGCGACAGCAGCTGCCGCAAAGGGGGTTTTTTAGGTGATGGAAATGCAAATGGTGGAAGACGACGAAATTGAAAATGTCGGAATAATGGACGGCTTCATGGAAGATATTGAAAGTCTGATGGATGAAATATCCGAAGCCGAAGGCGTTGCTGTTGATTCGGATGAAGACATGTCCGAAATCATGGATAGACGCCCAGATTCACCTGAAATCCTGATGAATAACCTACGTGGCGATTACCGCTCAGTTGACGCAAGGCGCGAGGAGCTTGCTGATTTGGTCGGCTATAACGCCGCAACTGAAACACCTGACGACGTTCTGGCGTTGCTGCAGCCTGTGCTTGCTCAACAACAGGAAGGCGTCGCGGCTCTTGATCCCCTTTCTTCGCCTGAGATGATGGGTATGCCCCCTCCGGGGATGCCTCCTCCGGGTATGCCACCTCCGGGTATGCTACCCCCTCAAGGAATGCCACCCCCGGTAATGCCACCCCCGGCAATGGC